AGTTTCAAGCCGCGCATCGCATGTTCCAGCTTGCCGCCGACACGATATTGTTCGTATACCTCCTGCGTTACGCCGTCGATGCTAACGCCGATCTGATCGCATACCGAGATCGCGTCTGCCAGTTCTTCATCAATGAATAAGCCGTGAGTCGTGACATCGACAGCGCCAATCGACTTCGCGCCGTCAATCATTTCAGGGAGATGCTTGTTTAACGTTGGCTCGCCCCATAGATGCAAATACGTCATCTGGATGAAGTCCTGCGCCTCTTCCATGATCCTGTCGAAGAGTTCCAGCGACATGAAGTGATTCGCGCCGCGATTAGTCCAGCGCAGACCGATCCAGCATTGAGGGCAGTGCAGGTTACAGACTGCGGACGTTTCCAGCACAAGCCGTGTCGGGGGCGCGATCATTCCATCACCCGCACGTCAAGCCGTCCCTCCCAAAAGTACACCACATCCAATTCGGCCTCGTGCTCATACCACCACTTCCGCAAGCTGCGTTGCTCAGGCGGCGAAATGCGATTCGGCCCAGAACGGAACACCCGGCTCATGGACTTCATCACGTCGATATTGCGGATGCGGTCCACCTGCCCGTTCGCACGAACGAAAATCGGCGCGGCCCGTTCGTCGGGATTCGGCAGAATCTGCCAGAGGTGGCCAGTCTCTTCAAAGTTCGTTAGCCCTTCTTTCCACGCGCTGGGAACAATCATCACGCCACGCTTGCCGATACGGCTGATAGTGCGAGCCGCCGCAAGCGGGTCTTTCAGATGCTCCATGCTGTGAGACATCCAGACGAAATCGAATTCCTTATCCTCGCATTGCGGTACAGCTCCCATGATGTCCGCGAGAATGGTGCGCTTGCCTCTCTCTGATAATGGCGTCAATTTCGTAATGTCGTAATCGAGATAGGCGTCAGCGCGAGGATGTGGATACTCACCAGGTCCAATATCGAGTACTTTCCAATGTGCCGGTATCTCCGGCAGTTGAATGTAGTCCCTTGGTGCGCGATGGCCCGGCTTGACGAAGCGCAAGCAGAATGCGGGATAAATGTGGATGTTTGGCTCTTCGCACACGAAGGCGAATCCGTGTTCCTCGACAAGATTGCGCAGTCGGTCGCGGGTGTAACTCATCATGTGGTAGCCGTGATCGTTACGCCGAGGTCCAAGGAGATGCCGGACATAAAATTCGTCCCCTGTCTCTTTATAGAGTTTTAGAGTTTGCTCATGGTCCGGCACATCCAGTCGCAAAATGCCGTTCTCTTTTAGTACCTCGTCACATTGATCCAGGGCCTTGTGCGCTTCAGTAATGGAAAGATGCTCGAAGCAATGACGGGCCAGAATTTCATCCACCGACCATGCGGCCGCTGGCAAATTCGAGAAATCGCCATAACGATCACAGACGAACTCCTGCTTTAACGGGCCAGCGCGAAGCGTGTCGATCGTCTTGTTTTCATGCTTCGCATAGTACTTGTCTTCGGTGGTCTTCCATCGCTCCACGAGGTCCGGTCGGTTAGGCGCGAGAAATGTATTGGGTCCAGGCAGGTCTATATTGTAATAGCCTTCCAGATAGACGCTACCGACCCCAACGTGCAGTTTCACTGTCCTAGACTGCTTGCCTCGCCCAATCTGGAGACTGTTCATGGCCGAACAGCGGTCCGCCACAGCGCTTATACGTGGCCCGCATTTCTGCCATGTGCGGACCGTACTTTTCGACTAGGCGTTCCACATCCCGTATTCGCTGTGCCTGGTTGTTGTTCTCCGCTCGATGTGCATCGTCCGTGGCGAAGTGAAACATGCGAGCGTTCGGTACTTCGAGAATGCCTTTTCCGGCAAGCAGAACTCGGAATGCGAAGCTATTGTCATTTCCATACATCGGAAACTCTTCATCGAACCATCCGACTTGCTCGCCACATTCCCGGCGCACAATACCGAAATTTCCGTAGATCATTCCGAAGTAGGAATTGACCTGATATCTCGGCCGTCGCGGCTCGGCATACGGAATCGCGCCCATTCCTATTTCTGGATGATCTCGCATGAACTGCACGGCGTTATCCGCACATCCATGCTCCAGAATCGCGTCATCGTTCGCCCAGAGGACAAACTCGCCCCGCGCTGCACGAAATGCCACGTTATAGCCTTTCGTACAACCTAGACGCGGTCGCTCTGGGATGATTCGAATTCTCGGCCATGTTTCGTCCGTGGCCACGTCTTCGAGTTCCAACGGGCTGTCGCTTGCGTCCGATACCACAAGCTCCCACTCGATCGTCGTTCCCGCTTCAATCGAATCCACGAGGCGTCTAAAATCATTCGGTCTGTTTCTCGTTCCGGTGACTATCGAAATCACAGGATCAATGTTCATATCACGTGCAACCTCATGTCGTATTCTAGTGTCTGAGTCGGCGAGGTATTACCCGACGCCCTAACGCGGATGGTGTAATCGTTGCGAGCCGTGCCGCCCGATACCGAGAATTGAACGGCCTTGCCGGCCTCGATCGTCTGTCCGCGTATCGTGACATCTTGGCCCGTAACGCCTATGTCTGTAATCGTCAAAGCCGCCGTATTGAGTTCCGCGACTGTTGGCGTCCCCGTCAATGTCTCATCCTCGCGCAGTTTATCGATAAACGGGACAACGATCGTCCGAGTCTCGCCCTCTTTCTTACTCGTGGGATCAATGAGGGTGTTCAGCGTGTTCATGCCAATGTAGGATCGCGCCCAATGAGAGCCTTAACCGCATCTGATAACGCTTCAGAGATTTCCGATTCACGATTCCAATAGAGAGAACTTAAAATCAATTTCGTCGCCGCTCGATACCGACGTGGCGGAACGAGTTGCAAAGGACTTCCAGTGAACCATTCAGCGGGTACAGATTCCAATTTCGCATAATCGAGAACGATATCGGACGCCTCTTCCAGCTTGTCTTCAATGTCAAAATCTGCATCGTTATCGGTGATATGTAGGTGCCGCTTGGCTTCTTCCATCGAAATGAGCTGAGTATTCAAAAGCCACCACCACTGAGTACGCGCAAATCACGCCCATCCTTGCCGTTATCGCCCTTTGGTCCTGGTTCGCCCTTGAGGCCATCTTTGCCGGCCGCGCCACGCTTGACCATGCACTTCCAATCCGATGTCTCAGGCCTTGCCTGTGTTTTGCCGGCTTCGCAATGGAAGGCACCGCCGGCATATGTCACAACGTCGCCTCTGACATATTCCAGTTCTGGCGAATAAACGCCCCGGTAAATCAATACCGGCATCGAGAACTTCCTTTCAAATGTGAATCCGTCAGATCGCGTCACAGTGAAGGTAAAACTCCGCATGTCGTCGCTTTGCACGATGCTGAACTCGGGCCAGCCGAGCACCACGCATTCCCAGCCAGATTTGTCGAGAGGCCCGGGTCGAGTAGTTTCCCGTGCCAACCATAGACCGCCGCCGTGACTTGCCCACGTTCCGCGCGGTACGGATCTATCCAAATCGATAGACTTCAACGGCTGAAGCTCGAGCGCGTCCTTCCCGTCGATTCCATCTTTTCCGTCTCGTCCGTCTTTGGCAACGGCGTCACGTCCGTCCCTGCCATCTTTTCCGTCAATCCCGGGATCGCCTTTGATGGACAAGCCCGGTTCGCCTCTCTCTCCGCGTTCACCGGGCTGCCCTTGCGGGCCTTGCGGCCCAATCGCGCCAGGTTCGCCCTGGTCGCCTTTCTCGCCTCGGATCGACTCACCACTGGGCCCACGCTCGCCTTTCTCGCCTGGAGGCCCCTGCGGCCCCGAAGGCCCTGGCGGTAACTCCGTCAGCAACTCCTCCAACGCCTTCACCCTGCCCAGCAAGTCCGCCAGTTCCGCCCGTACGAAGTCTTTCGTTACTCGTGCGTTCGCTTGTGCCAAAGCGCTGAGGTCGTAATGAGTCAAACTCATACAGACACCAGTTCCTTTCGTTGCTCAGCTTCATAGAAAGCGATGTCCTCCAGCGTCATGTCACGCGGCGGCGGAGGCTCCGGTGTAGGCGTAGGGACCGGAGTTGTCCCTTTGGCGAATGGATCGTCCTGTGCATCCCGCTTCGCTAGCGCGGCCAAGCTATAATTTTGTTGCTGGAGGTATGGCGTACTGCCGCCAGCGACTGGAGACAGATTCGCCCGGAATCGCGCCTCGTCCGGTGCCATCCAACCGCCACCCACCGCCTTCCCGTTGGATTCGTATAGGGCAGCCGTATCCATGCGCAGCAGGTTGTCAATGTCTACTTCGGTGCCCATATCCACTGGTAATTCCAGACCGTCATCGAGACACACTTCTAAATTCTCGATCAGCGTTTGCAGGCAGTCGGTGAAGTACATCATCGTGACGGCTTGAGGCCCTTGACTGTAGGCAGGCATTGTCCCGCCGAGCTTCCACACGGGATAGTGGAACGCCCGCGCAATATCCTGCACCGACCATTCCAATTGCTCGACTTGCTGCGAATTCTCAGCTGTCATAATCATCGGCTCAAATTTCAAGCCATCGCCGAGAACGGCCAGTCGGCCGACATTCACGCCGCTGAAGTTGGCCTCGAAGGCCGCTTTGAGGCGTAGCGCCGTATCGTCGGAAATATGTCCCGGTGCTGTCAGAATTCCACCCGGGCGCGAGGCGTTCGCAAAGAAACCAGTGGAGTTGTTTTGAATCTTGTTGGCCATCGTGGCGGACTGTGCCGCTGCGTAAATTGGAGGCACGCCCACCAATGGATGCCACAGCGGTGTCATGCGGTCGTGGATGATTTCACTCGCCGGAACTACAGGATTGTCGGTATCGAATATGCCACTATCAGCCGTTACCTGAGAGAGAGGATCGCGGCTCAGCTGATAAAACACCGAACCGTCATCCGCAACGAGTGGGCGCACGCGCAGCGGATCGAGAACGTAGAGTCGCTGCACCACACCGCGCTGATCGCGCTCTTTCAGCACGTAGGTATTCCCGGCCAACAACTTTGAAACAATCCACCATTCTAGGAACTGAATGCGCGTCTGAAAGTGATTCGGCTTACGAAGAACACCCAGCCACGGCGACCCTGAAACGATTTCAATCCATATGCCGTCGGTGTTGCGGTCCAGCTTCAGCCGGTTTTTTGCCACATCAGAGGCAATTCCCGTCACGCAGGCATAAACCACGCTAGACGCCAGTAAATTGGACTGCGGGTCAATCTCGACTTGATTGCGCTGCCATGCGCCCGTAAATGGTTCACGGATGAATCGCCATGGCGTCATCCAGCCGCCAGATGACACGCCCATCATGGATTCCAGGGACGAGGCTTTCTTAATCCCGAATGGCCGCAGCGTGATTTCGAAACCGAAAAGCCGCAACTACTGTTCCGCCTTCATATCCCGACGCCGATATTTCTTACTGCCTTCCGACTTCATTTCGCGGGTTTCCACGTTCGCCACAGGCTCGACATTTCCCGCAATCATCATGATTTCCACGTACTCGTCTTTCATCTCGTAGACTTCACCGACCGGGCGGGATGCTCCATCGTAGGGATGTGGCTTAATACTGCGAACTCTCAAATACACCTCCAGAAAAAGAGGGGCCGCCGAGAACGGCCCCACATAGGAGAGAGAAACGATTAGCCGGAGTACACGGCGTTGGAAATGTATTCCACCGCAGACGTAACCGCGCGGGTCCAGCTGACCCATAGGTCAATGCGCAGCGCAATCAAATTGCGCTGGAACAAGCTCACCATAGCCGCCGATACCGGCGAAGCGCCCGGAGCAGTATCCATAATCAGCGATGCTTCCTCGCTGATATCGATCTGGGCTCCGCCTGGATCTTCCGCGAAAAGAATCTCATCTGGCTGCATGAGAATAATACGGGCTCCAACCACCTGCGACACGATGACTGGAATTCCGAAAATCGAGCCGCCCGTAGCCATCAGGTCCGGGAATTCCTTCTGGCCGAGCGCATTCACCATCGACGACAGGTTCAGCGCAACCAGTCCCGACATGAGAATGACGGCAGTTTCCAGCTTTTCGTTATTCGTTACGAATTTTCCCATGATATTGCGCAGGTCATTGCGGACATGCGTTGCGGTCAAGCCGCTGGCCGCCACATTGACGATTTGATCGGTGATTGACGCGGGATTCACGCCAATCGACAAGTGAACGGCAGGATCAACGAACTGCGCATCCATAAAGGCGGCAGTTCCTTTAATCATGTCGTTCCGAACCGTCGTCTCAATCGACGGATCGGAGAGGCGCAGAGCCTCTTTGGTGTACGGGATAATTCCTGCGATCTTCGTCAAGCGAACGACCGCCGTTCCCAGAGTGAGGCCGCTGACGGGCTTCGGCGCATTTTCACCGACCCACCCGTAGGTGCCTCCACCGCTCTGTGCCGGAACCGTCACATTGAACGGCACGCGTCTCAAATTCGGAATCCGTCCAACGAGAGACGCCGCCCGAGCGAGTTCAATAAACTCGCCGACCAAGCGCTGCGAACTCTGCATCAGTGGAGCCGCCCACGTGGTGCCTGTCGTGGTTCCTGGCAGCTGCTCCGCCTTGATGATTCCGCCGATGGCTTCGCCCATATCCGGCCATCTCACTTGCGCTAGGGCGGCCGCTTCAAAGCGGTTTCCTTTACATGCGCCCAGCGCCATCATGGCACGAGCGAAGCCAACACCCTTCGGCGTGAGGTCTTCCACCTGTACGCGAACGCCGCTACGAGTCACTGCCGCCTGCTCTGGTGTTGCTGTGTTGTCCTTGTTGACCGGAGCCGCAGTAGCCGCCAGCATCTTTTCATGCTTTTTGAGCCGCGTGATGTGCTTGTCAATTTCAGCGACTTCCAGTTCCAGCGTATCGTGTTCTTCGGCTTCCGCCGCCTCTAACGTACTGCCTGCTTCGCCGGCCTTCTCCATCAGAGCCGTCATGCGCGCGACATTCGCCGCTCGCTTATTCTCAAACTGCGTCATTTGTTCTTTAATCGTCATTTTCGTCTTCCCGGTAGGTCCCGCGACGGCGGGAAGATTGACGGTGATCGACGCGCGTGCGCTATTGCCAGACGAGGCGAGCACGAGAGCATCGGCAGATTTAATGGCGGTAATGGTGGCTTCGGAATTGGCCGCTATCGTGACGGCGCTCAGTTCCAGCCATTCGGAGCGAAGAAAATGAAACCCGTTCGTCTCCTTGTTGAACGCCTGTTCAATCGGGCGAAAACCAATGGATAATCCCTGTACGAGGCCCGACTTAATCAGCGCCCACGCTTCATCGATGTATGAAGCAATGCCGGTCGCCGCCATTTGGGCCTTGATCGTGATCCCGTCCTTCCCGACTTTCGCGTCAGTGACATGGCCGATGGGTTGCCGCGAATTGTGCTGATACAGCAGCGGGAGCGGGAGCTTGAATTCCATACCCTTCGGCTCGACCACATCGTTGTAGCGGTCAGGCGTAGGCGTGGTGGCAATTCCCTCGATGATGCGCTTGTCATCATCGACGGATTTAACAGTGAGTAAGCTATACGCTCGATTCATAAACACACCTCCACGCCCTCGGCAGTTGCCGACAAAAGCGTGAATTCTGTTTTGGGATTTATCCGACGAACATCAGCTGATAGTTGGGAGTAACAAGTTCAATTTGAGTCGCAAGTCCAACCGCCATGATGGCAGCAACGGCCGGATCGATACGTTCTATGGATCTATTCTTGGATGGTTTCTGATTATCGGCTGCGTCCGATTCAATCCTGACGTTATTGATTGCCCATGCCAGTAGCGGATTGCCATCGTGGATCAACCGTCCATTCAGCACGCGCTCCTCAAAGGCCTTCGTCGCTGGACTCATTGTTTTGAATCCCTGATGCCACGGCCTGAAGATCAGTTCCGGCGTGCCCGCTTCACTCAAGACACGTTCCAATTCCGGCATTCCCCATGAGTCAAACGCGATTTCACGCGGAGCGTATTTCAGCCATACTTCAATGATACGCTCGGCCACGATGCGCTTATTCGTCGCCTTGCCTGGCGTCGGCTCTATCCAGCCGGCCGCAGCCCATTCCTCGTACTTCACGTG